CCAGTAATTGTTTTCTATTTTTTCATCTTTTTTCGCAAATATACAAGGATTCTCCGACAACCAACTCCAGTCCAATTTGTTGAATATATTCAGATTTGCGTATTTGTCATTTTTTGGGTCCAAATACTTTTCAAATATTTTACCAGCATTTGGATTCTTACACAACCATCTCCAGTCTATTCTTTCTGGAAATTTGTCCAACAAATAAACTGCATTTTCATTTGCCGACAAATATGTCCAGTCTATTTTTTCTAAATTTTGTTCCAACAAATAAATTGCATTGGAATTTTTTGATAATTGACCCCAATCTACATTACCTAAATGTTTCTGAAGTATATGGACAGCACGAGGATTTTCAGAAAACCAGTACCAATTTATTAATTCGGGGTTTTCCTCTAATAACTCTATACCATTCGTGTTCGTTGATAACCAATCTCCCATTATTAAATGTGAGTTTTCTCTCAAATAATAAATTGCAGAAAGGTTTTCTGATAAATAACCATAGTGTATTTCATCTGGATTTTTTTTGTCTACTTCTTCATCACTTATACTTTTTTCTGGCCCTCCCTCCCAGTCATTCTCATTTTCTTGAAAATACCAACACACATTTTGAGGATTTTCTTTTAAAAATTCAACTGCATTTGGGTTTTTTGAAAGATTCTCCCAACTTAGAACCATATGCGGGGGTGTTCTTATTCCCTTTTCTTTCCATCTTTTTAAATAATGCGAATAATGTTCCTTTATCATTTCCATTGCTTGTGGGTGTGGATTTAAACATATCTTTTTCCAGTCAACGTGATGTTTATTTTTTTTCAATATTTCAATTGCAACTGGATTTTCTGATAAATACTTCCAATGTATCATTTTAGGATACTTTTCCAAATATGATATCACCTCTGGATTAGTGTTTCGTGATAAATATTCTTCTATTAATTCAGATTCATATTGTTTTATCCAAGGTGCTAAGGACATTTTTGTCTGTGGTTATTTTTGCTGGTTAATTTATATGGGTAATTTAAATAAAAAATCAATTTTTTTATAAATACTGTGTTTAATAATTGTGATAATAGTGTAGGCATTTTTAAAGGCAAAAAAATAATATATAAAAAAAATTGACTTAAAAAATGCCTATATAATATATATATACAAATAAGAAGAAAATGTCATACCTTGAAGATAAAATTTCCAACTTTTACAAAAAAAGAAATGAAATATTTAAAAAACCACTTGAAAAAATAATAAATATAATGTTAGATAAGTGTAGATATATTAATGGAGAAAGTTTAGAAAGACATAACTGGGGAAGTACTCCAATAAAATTAAAAAATATTCCAAAAAATATTAGTTCGCCTTCTTTTGAAGAAGATTTATTGAATGCTCTTAATTTAGATGAAAATGAAAAATCAATAATAGAATTACTATGGGGAGACATACAACTTGGAAAAAGAGTTCACGCATGTATTATAATGTGGATTTCAGTTTATGTACTGAAAAGACCAGTTTTATATATTTTCAGAAATTTGATAGTAGACCAAAAACAGTTACAAGATGATATAACTGGCACAGAAAATTACAACTTCAATATTCAATTTATTAAAAATATTTTTCAAGAGTTTAATGACGAACTCCAAGATTACTTTCAAGAAAATAGTGTTGAATTTTGGAAAGATTATAAACTTCCAGAGCTAAAAGACATAAGTACCAACGATACTATTAATAAACTAAGCAGTAAAGAAGCAATTAATTCAAATGATATATTTTGTTGTTTAATGAATCATTCTCAGTTAGCAAAAATAAATGCAAAATTTAGTGAGTATATTTATTATAATGATGAACTTGTTCCTCTGACAACATTATCGGATGAAAGTGATTTAATGTGCCCAACATCTTCAAACGACAGAAGTAATGACAATGATAAAAAAGATTCTACTGCTTGTGAAATGTTACTTGCAAAAATATATAAAAAAGTAAAATATGTTTTGCATATTACTGGCACAGCACAATCATTGTTATATAATGTAACAACTAGCTTGAGTGACCAGACTAGTATACAAGTTAAAACATCAAAGGTTCATAAAATGAAAAGGTCAAATGATTATTATGGATTATTCAATGGTTCTATACACTTTAACACTACACTTGTTGAACCTTGGTGGGATTATCACGATGCAGACTATAGTATAAAAAAAAAAAGTTATGATATTGTTAAAGACTATAATATCAATATTAAAAAATTAATAGAAGAAATAATAAAACGACCAACAGTTAAGTATAATTCCTTATTAATAAGTGAAGAAAAAATACGAGTTAATCAATTTTGTTTGATAGATAAAATAGTTAAAGACTTTTCCAATTTGTTTATTGTAATTTATCATGGAAACTGTTTAAGGTTATACTTATCTAAAAAATACGAACAAGAAATTAAACGATGGTCTGAATGGGATTCAAAACAATCATCCACAACTCAACGACTATGGCAAACTGGAGGAGTGTATGATTCGTTTATAGATACTGAAAAATATGAAAAACTTGCGAATGATTATTGTTATTTCAATATCAATACACAAATATTAAACATAAAATTTGTTTATAAATTATTAAGAATTTTATTTGAAAAAAGTGATATTCCAATTTTATGTAAAACTATAATAACAATCACTGGTAAATATGGAGACCGTGGTTATTCATTTACAAGTGATGACTATGATAAGTTTTCACTACATTTAACGGACCAATATAAGGTTTTTCATTCTTCGTTAAATTGCACAGATGGTTCGCAAAGCATTAGAATCCAACAAAAATCAAATGATGAAGAACTAAAGGATGGAAGTATAAAACTTACTTTATGGACTACACCGTTGGTTGAAGATGTTATGTTAAACTTTTATGTAAAATTCATAAAAGAAATTGAAAAATTTATAATGGACTGTGATGGTTGGGAAGAAATTAAGGATTTATTAGAAAATAAAATTTTTGATAATGGTGACTTGAAGTTTGGTAAATATATGAAGTATATTGATGTGTCAAAAAAACGAAAAAATATAAAACATATTAAACATTTTGATAAGAAAATGAATGGTTATTCGTTAATAAGTATTGATGACATGAGTGACTCTGAAATAAAAGAATGGTGCGAAGAACTAAAATTTCCTAGTTACATTTGTGTTAATGAAATAAAAAAAATGAACACTGATGAATTTATCGATAAATATGGATATTATGATGGAGGTATTCCTTTATATATTTCTAAAAATAGTATTCTTAATTTTGATAGGGTAAATTTAAATGAAAGTGTATTGAACAAATTTCCACAACTTAATAATTTTAAACTAGATAGAGTCGTTCAAATTAAAAAGGGAAGCGCTAACAGCGATAGATATGATGGTATACAAAGTGCTATTGAAAACAATGTACCTTATAATTATTATATTACAATACGCAAACCAAATACATACAATATTTTGGTTTATGATAAGTATGACAATATACACATTACTATTACAACAAATAAAAAATGTTTACCAAGACAAACAAATGATATTAAAAAAAATCCGTATATTGTTCACGGCAATGAAGTAAAGTATTCTATTATTAAAGAAGAATACAAACAAAAAAATGTTCACGGATACACAAATTATGATAACGATAACTTTATAGAAGATGAGTGCACACTACCAAATAAATATTATTGGAAAACTCCAGATGGTTGGTTGTATTTGTATGATAAAGATAAACCAGAAATATTTTCCTTGGATATTATAACACCTTTACCAAGTGAAAAGGTTATTCAAACAAATAATTCAATTGCACCATTGGTTAATAATGATGTGCTACTCTTCACAAATTCTTGTTTTAAAAAAACAGATAATAAAAGTTTAAGATTTGGTATAAGAGACATATACCAAATATATGTAATTTGGTGTAAAACAAACGATAAAAAAAACTTAAAAACACAAAAAATTTTTAAAGACGAGTTGGAAAAAATAAATTACAAAGAAGAAAAAAGCAAGGGGGTTGACATAAATAACAATCCGGGTAAAAGAGGTTACAATATAATGGTATCACTTTAAATTTATTGATAAAGCATTTTTATAAAAAAAAATAAACCTAAGAATAGGTATATTTTTTATTATTTTTTATGGAGTTTATGCATAATTTAAAGCAATCATATCTAATGCGTTTATATTTCTCTCTTTGTCTTCTTTTAAAAACATCATTTGTTCTTTATTTAAACTTTCTTTTTCTTTTAACTCTTTATTTAACTCTAGGACTGAATCTTTTAATATTTTTGAAATTTTGTCATTTATTTCTTCTGTTTGAGTAAATAATTCTTCAGATAAATCTGGATTACCGAATACAACAAAGTATGATAAAACTGACTGCATTAATTCTTTTTTTGTAATTCCTCTTTCTCTCATTTTTTTGTATAATTCTAAACTATTATCAGTAAAATCTTCTACTTTCATTTCTCGTCCAGTGTTTCTAATATTAATGTCGTATTCATCCTCTTCATCCTCTTGGTCAGAATTATCATCTTCATCATCTGAGTTTGAATTTTCTTCCCATTCACTTTCATCATCTTCATCTTCTTCAGATGATTGTAATAAAACTTCACGACAGCAAGGACAAGTGTTATTGTTTGTTAACGCTTTGGTTAAACATACAAAACAAAACTTGTGACCGCAAGGAGTTACACAATTGTTCTTTTCACCAATGGTTTCAAAGCAAATGCAGCATTCAATAGTTTCGGTTGACATTGTTATTTTAATAATTTGGTAAGTTAATTTGTTTTTGTGCATTTTATATTTTTGTATTTTTTTCTTTCAACTTTTTTTATTTTTTGCGTAAATTTTTTTATACTAATTTTTTTTTCTACACCTTTATTATATATGAAAAGTAGGAAACAGAAAAATAATAAAAGAAAAACATTTAAGAAATTTAGGAAAAATGGAAAAAAGAACAAAACCAGAGTGAAAAGACATATGATGATTAGGAAAGGTGGAGAAGGAAGTGTAAAAAATTACTACGATACTGATGTAAATTCATCATTCGTAGATCCTAACCAAAAAGAAGTAGAAGATAGTAATATAAAAAAGAAATTTAATTTTAGTGGATCTCTGAATGATTTTAGAAGACGTATTACAAATAGTTCAACAGTTGAGTCTCTAATAAAAGCCATTGAAACTGACAAGCCTAAAGAAATAATTACAAAATTGATAGATGACGCAACTAATCTTAACGTGCCTCGTTATTCATTAAAATATGAAATGAGAATGACTCCTTTAATTGCGGCCATTTTTGCAAATAATTATGATATAGTTGAATTGTTGATAGATAAGGGAGCTAATGTTAATGATGATATTCAATATGATTTATATCATAGTATCACTCCTTTACTAGTGGCCGTTAAAAATAGTAATAATGAAATAGTAAATGGAGAAGAAAATTACAGAGTAAGTTATAATATAGTTCAGTTGTTGATAGATAAAGGGGCTAATGTTAGTCAATTGAGTAAAGATGGCGCAAATCCTATAGAAATTGCCATTCATGGAAGTAATATTAAAATAATTGATTTATTGTTCAATAAAGGAGTTAAAATTGATGATAAAAATGGGGATGGTAATACCCCTCTACATCTTGCTATTTATGGAGATAATCTTGATATAGTTAATTTTTTGATAGGTAAAGGAGCTGATATTAATCAAAAAAATAATAGTAATATGACTCCTTTAAGGGTGGCCAAACTGTTAGTAGAAGACCTTCCTTACGGAAGAAATGAAAAAAGCACCAATACTAGTGCTATATTTGAGGTGTTGAAAGAAAAATAAGCGGAAAAAGAAAAGAAATCTGAATGAGACACCCATCACTAGTCACTAGTACTACCGTCTACGTTCCCATCGCATAGCTCAGTCATAGGTAGTTGACTATTCAAAAAGTGATTCAAAAAATTTGTTTAACAATGACAAATAATTGAATTTATATTACACCTTTTTACATTCAAATGCCGATTTAAATTGTAAGTCTGTTTGTTTTTTTATTTTTTATGTAAATTTTTTTATACTACTCTTTTTTTTAATTATAAAATCCTCCGTTTGATGCCACGCAACCTAGGTCTCTCCTTCTTCATACGTCTAATCCGTAACTTCTTCTTGTCCAACCTCTTCTTCATCGTCAGAATACAAATCTTCTATATTCCACTCTTCGTGAATTTGGTCCCAACAATGACAAGTAATTGAATTTATGGTGTAGTCGTGACTGTAATATATGTAATTACCACAAGTTGAACAATTTGTCGCTTGGAGTTGAATTGACTCTACACAAGAACTGTCAAGATGTGCATATCCAAAACACCAAGTTTCTTCATTATCCGAATATGTTGGGTCGTGGTTGAATCTATTTGCTCTAGTGTATTCTGCCGAAAGAATAACATGACACACTTTTTCTTTATTTTTTTTTGCGACTTCTTCAATATTATAAAAACTATAGTCTTTTATAATATTAATCATATCCGTTGGTAAACGGATTTCATTGATAATTAGTTGCTTAGTTACGATACTCATTCTCAAAGATAGTTTATATTAGTATTCTAAAATCATACTATTTGTAAAAAAGAATTCAATTTTTTTTATTTTCCATCTTAAATAGCGTTTTCTATATTTCTTGTAAAAACAAACAGTGCAACGAGTATAAATTTATTAGCTGACTTCTGTGTGTCATAATATAACTGTACATCCACTAATTTTTCATCATAATTCATGATACTTTTATATTGAGTAACTAACAACAACACTAGCAATGAATCAAACAATATACTCATTTGTTGACTATGCGAGTTGATATTTGTAATATCATTCATGAATAACGTTTCATTTACTAACTCGTTATTTATCCTTTTTGTTATCGTTGTCATTAGTGCAGAAGATATGACTATATTTCTCAAGTTTAATTTGTTTTTAGCATTCCATGCAAGAACTTGTTGGAACAAAAGTAAAGTTAAAACGAAACGTAACATTTTATATTGTTTGTATATTATACTATTATTGTTAAGTTTCAATTATAATTTAAAATTGAAACTTGATTATATTTTACGTTCTAATATTACAAAACGATCCTAATAACAATAAATGAAAAAAATAATTTTGTCACCCCCAAAACAAGAAAAACAAATTATTATTGCTAAGCTATTTATACACAATAGTGTAAAGTTTTTAATAGACGACAATAATATTATATATCATTATACAGACCGTGTTGCAATGGGTAGGTATGACCCTTTACATAAAGAAATTGACTTTTATTTTGAAACACAAGAAGAATATGACTCGGCAAGAAAAAATAACACTATTACTGTGAGACGTATACTTGAAGAATAATAATAACAATATTTTTTACATATTTGTGCCTAATTTTGTGAAGTTATTTTTTATTATTTTTCTGGGTCTGTTTCTTTTATTATTATTATTTTGTTGGGCTTTATTCAACATATTTATTTTATTCATCACTTTATTTTTTATCGTATTTACCCTTTCAATCATATACTGTTGTTTTGTCTCTTCGTGAACAATTCGTTCTTTTGTATTTTCACCTCGTCTAAGTTTTTCTAATATTATTATTCTTTTTCTCTCACACGCTACACAAACACACCCGCAATCCATATAGTGGTCGGTTTGAATCTCACTCATATGATGATTTTCTAAGGTAATTTTATTATATAAGTTGTATTCATCAACCGTATATGGTGTATGGGATTCGTCTATGCTTTTATTTTGCCAACTTTGAACGTATTCATTTCTCTCTTCGTCATTTAAATAATAAGATAAAGATGACGAAATTTTAATGTTTTCTAATAAGTTACTCGGAATTTTATAGTTGTTTTTAAAGTTTATGTAAACATCCTTTATTGCTTTACTATCTGTTTCGTAGTCGTTTACTAGAAAAATATCAACGTGTAATACTTCTCTCAATATCCCCCTCCATGCATTTGAATCTTTCAACCGCAACTTTATATATTTAACTCCATTTTTTTCAACCAGTATATACTTTCTCTCAAAATCAAACTTTTCGGGTGCAGCTATTTCATACTTGTCTTTGAAATGGTCGCTTGGCGCTAAATGTGGAAACAAGTTATTAAACCGAGTTACTAATTTTTTAATATCATAAGTATTCAAATCCCCTACAGTCGTATTAAAATGGAACGTCTCTATATTTTCAAAGAAAGATGACATCTTATGTTCTATTGGCGTCCGAAATATATCAATTACATATACAATTTTTCCCAGATGTTTATTGTAGTTTATTATTTCATTTATTGTAACATCCTTTATATCGTATAAAACTTTCAACATTATTTCATTGTGTAAATGCAATATAGTTAATTTATCTGACGCAGACAATCTTAATGAAGAAACTAATGTAGTAGAACCCACCTTTGGAGGAGAATATACAAAAATAAGTTTTCTATTTTTCTCTACATTTAAATCATCTTGAATACCTAGTCTTGCATTTATATCCTTCATTTTTTCATTTTGTATATCTGACATTACAAATACTATTATTTTATACTTATATATTTTATTTTTGTAATTATACTTTATTACAAAAATAATGACTATATTCTAACTACGTTTTTTACTTTATATGGTTTATGCCTGAACATTAGAAGTTGGTTTCTTCACTGGTCTACTACTCGTAGGCTTTCTTGGTCTTGACGCTGGAGTCCATTCTTGTCCGTCACGAGGACCATCACCTCTTGCTCTAGGTGCGCGTACTGACCTTGGAACTGCATCTGAAGCTGAAACAGATGGTACTCTTAATAACGGTGGGCGTACCGACCTTGGAACTGGAACCACATCTGAAGTTGAAACAGATGACCCTTCAACTGGTTCGCTTTTGTATGACACCCGGGTTTGTCTAAACTCACGTCTTGTCTCACACATTAGTCTACCTCCATTGATACCAGATACATTTACTGCTTGGAACTCGTGAGCACTATCCTTTAGTTGCTCAAGACTGAACTCAATATATTCACCTTGGACCAAATATCTGTACTGTTCCACAGATACGTTGATTGCCTTATGATGGACAAAAATATCCGAATCGGTCTTTGGACCACTTGTTACGGTAATGAAACCATAACCCGCCTTGTTATTAAACCACTTTACACGACCCATGAAACGGTCACCAGATGTTACAACTGCGCTTGCTGACATATTGTTGTAGTATATTATATAGCGGTCTCTCTTTATATTATTTTGAAATACATATTTAATTGTTGTGAATAAAAAAATGTTGTATAAATTATTATTGTAAAGTTTAGTATCTAACAAATTCCAAATTTTTCAAGTGCATCGTTATATAGTTCCAACTTGAATAATCAGTCAATTTAACACCATCATAACCAACAATTTCTTTTTTTTTATTTGTTAATAAATGTAACTGTTTGAAATTTAGTTGCGTTAATTCATTTTCTTTGTACGGTGGATAATTTATATAGTTGTATAATATTATGTTTACTTCATTTTTTGGGTCAAATATTGACTTTAAGTAATTCAAAAGGTTTGTTCTTTTTTTACAGTAAAATTTATGCTGTTCTCCCGTAACAAACCCTTCTCTTCTCATTCCACTTATTAAGTATTCTTTCTCATCATCATCATAGATTATAAAACAGCGCATATCCGGAGATTTTTTATCACTGTCTATTTCTTCTATATACAAAACTAGTTTGTTTTGCCAATTTACTTCTTCTTCGTATGATTCTTCTTGTATCATTTTTGATTGTGACTGTGCCATTTGTTGTGTATCTTTCTTAGATTATGAAACTTTAGTTTCAATTTTTTTATAAAAAAAATAATTGAAATAAATTAAAGAGATGTTATCTATACAACATATCAACCTACACTTATAAAATGTTACTACTAACAAAATTACTACAGTTTGTGTTACTTACGACTAAGCGTTATTGCATTGATGAGTCTCACGGACTTGGTCACAGTATGAACGTCCTACATTTTGCTCATAATATTTATGAAGGCGAAGTTCGTCTAAATCCCGCTCTAAAAAGTCAAGAAAATGTAATTTACATATCGGCAATTATCCACGATATGTGCGATAAGAAATATGTTGACCCAGAACAAGGTATATCCGATATTGAGGAATTTTTACAAAAAAAAATAACAACACGCGAAATTGATGCGGTGAAACAAATCATTTCCACAATGTCTTACTCCTATGTGAAAAAAAATGGATTTCCCAACTTGGGTGAATATCAACACGCCTATCATATTGTTCGTGAAGCAGACCTATTAACCGCCTATGATTTTGATAGATGTATGATTTATAAAATTCATTTATGTAATGACAACATTGACTGCGCATTTGAAGACGCTATGTATTTATTTGAAAATCGGGTTTTACAACACAATAACGACAAACTGTTTCTGACAGATTATTCTTTGTCAAAATCTATGGAACTACACCAATATTCTTTAGAACGTATTCAGAACTGGAAACAACTTTTGAAAAAACCTCATTTATAATTTAAATCTATCACTACATATAATGTCGGAAAGAAGACCAAGCGAAAGATTTTGCAAACACGGTTTTCTTTCACCAAATCAAGAATACATACAAGACACACATAAGTATACAACAACTGATGAAGAGGTGTTTGAAGCGCGAATGGCGGGACAACCATATATTCCAGACCCAAATATAGATACTACTTTGCGAGATATACGAGAAAGATGTGCGGGATTTTATACAGAAGAAGAAATACAAAGAATGAGAAATGAATTAAGAGTTGCTGAATGTGGAATTTGTTTGGAAGAAATAACTACCACTGAAAACTGCCGATGTTGTCGTGAGGGGCATAAGTTTCATACCACTTGTCTGGATGAATACTGGTTGCGAAATCCACTTAGAAACCATTTTTGTCCTACTACAAACGGACCTACAGTTTGGTTGCAACGATGTAGTAGTATTTATGATATTCATAGTGGCGGTAAAAGAAAACATAAAAAATCTAGAAAATCTAATAAAAAAAGAAAATCTAAAAAGTATTCAAATAAAAGAAGAAAAACTCAAAAAACAAGAAAGTAATCATAAATCAGAGCGTCTGTTTCAATAAATTTCTAGTGATAATATATATGCCCATCTCTAGAAAAAGATTTAGTAAAAAACGTATCCCAAAAAAATCAGTTAAAAAAAATACTAGAAAGCACAAAAAACGAACATCTCGTCGTAAGTATAAAAAAAGTGGAAAACGATTCCGTTTTTTTGGTGGATTTGGAGAAGACGAAAATTGTATTATGTGTGAGGAACCTATGACACCTAATACGACATTTGAAACGAACTGTCATCACAACTTTCATCGCGCATGTATTGAACAATGGTGTAATGGTAAAGCGGTATGTCCTTGTCCAATTTGTAGAACGTCATTAGACCCCAACCCAAATCCAAATCCAGTCGTAGCACTTCCACAAGTAGAACAACCAATGGAAAATTTATATCGCGTTCAATTTTTTACATTTGTGAATAACCCGCAAACTGGAGAGATTGATAGAGTCCCAGTAAGTGTCCAAGATATTCCCGACCCAGAAATTA